TTTGATGAGTTCTTAGAGAAATTTAATACATTTGCTAATCAATAAAGAACAACTGATAATCATAGCAGCAACAAGCCGAATGCTTATTGGTTTGACTGCTAAGCTATGCAACCATCGGGATATTCAACATGATCTATTTCAAGAGTTTTTATTGTACCTTTGTGAGAAACCTGAAGACTTTTTGATTAACAAAGTAAACAACGGGCAATTTATAGCGTACTGCTCAAATGTTTTAAAAGGCATGAACTCCGATAGGCATAGAGCAAACAAACTAATCAATACAAAAAATCCTTTAGTTGAACGGCACAATGATTTTGAAGTAAATTTTGATATGTCCGAAGAAAGTTATAATTTTGAAATTGATATGAAGTTTGAACGTACTGTTAAATTTGCAAGGGAGCAACCATTTAAAGCTGAAATACTATTTAAGTCGGTGGTGACATCAACAAGGGAGATTGCAAGTGAACTGGGAATAAACCAAAGGAAACTAATATACGAGAACAATAAATTTAAAAACGAAATAAAAAATAAACTAAAATGAACGAAATACTATTAAAACAAAGGGATTTTATTTATGCAGTAGCGCATGATCTAATCCGCCCTGACAGTTCAAATGATAATGTTAAAGAAATATTAGCAGCATATCATGGTATTGATGCAACCGTTGAAACACTTGTTGAGTGTTCAACTTGCACGAATATTTACAAAGATGCTTTTAGTGTGATTTTAGCATACATCAATAAACCGAATGAAGACAAACCCAAAACAAAGAAGTAATGCCATTCAAAGCTAAATATACATTTGATTATGAAACCGAGCCAAACCCAAAGGAACGATTAAGGGTTGGTAAGGAATGCGAAAGGAATTTAAAGCTAAATGTAAAGAAGTATAAACCGATTGAACGACAAATCCTTTATACCAATAACATTTTAATGATTTCAATCACTTATGAAGGCAAACATATTAATGAAGCCATTGCCCCACCAACCGTTTAAAATTAACTATTTTTATTCGGTGATATTAAAAAAGACTTTTATTTATATAATGAATTAATGCAAGACGAATACGAATCATATAATTTTTGGAATGAAGACGGAAAAAATTAACATAAACAAAATTAAACTCAATCCAAATAATCCTCGTTTGATTAAGGATGACAAGTTTGCAAAGTTGGTACAGTCAATTAAAGACTTTCCCGAGATGTTAGAAATACGCCCGATAGTTGTAAATGATGATATGATTATTTTAGGCGGAAATATGCGTTTTAAGGCATGCAAAGAAGCTGGGTTAAAGGAAGTATCAATTATTAAAGCAAGTGGCTTATCTGAGGAGAAACAGAGGGAATTTTTGATTAAAGATAATGTTAGTGGTGGCGAGTGGGATTGGCAATTATTAAATGATTGGGATGCTTTGGAATTGGAAAGTTGGGGATTAGATTTGCCCGCTGAATTTGTTACTGAGTTGGAAGCTGAGGAAGATAATTTTGAAACACCCGAAGGTGGTATTGAAACCGATATAGTTTTAGGAGACTTATTTGAAATAGGGGAGCATCGTTTACTTTGTGGTGATAGTACAGATAGTGATGCAGTAGCAAAGTTAATGGATGGTGTTTTAGCAGATATGTGTCACACAGACCCTCCATATAATATTAATTATGAAGGTGGAAGTAAAAAGAGAGAAAAAATAGCTAATGATAAATTAGATGATTTTCCTAAATTTCTTTATGATGTTTATACAACAATTGCAACTGCTCTTAAAAAGGGTGGAGCAATTTATGTTTGGCACGCTTCATCAGAAACACATAATTTTATACAACAATTTTTAGATGCTGGCTTTTTATTTAAATCTTATATTGTGTGGAATAAAAATAATTCTACATTTGGAAGGTCAGATTATCATTGGAAACACGAGCCTTGTATTTATGGTTGGTTAGATGGTGCTTCACATAAATGGTGTGGAGATAGAAAACAAACAACTGTTTGGGATATAGAAAGACCTTCTCGTTCTGAAGAACATCCAACTATGAAACCAATTCCTTTATGTAGTAAACCAATTGAAAATTCATCAGTACAAGGAGCTATAGTTTTAGATGTATTTTTAGGCAGTGGCTCAACTATGGTAGCAGCACATCAATTGAATCGTAAATGCTACGGTATGGAATTAGACCCAAAGTATTGCCAAGTAATAGTAGACCGAATGAAGAAGTTAGATAGCACATTAGTTATTAAAAGAAACGGAATAGATTATGCCAAGTGAAGAAGGATATAAAAACTTAATACCCTATACAAAGGGTCAAACAGGCAACCCAAACGGAAGACCTCGTAAATTCGTTTGTCAATTAAAAGACATGGGTTACAATAAGCAGGATATAAACCAAACTATTGAAAATATGATGGCCATGACTTTGAATGAGTTGGCCGATATATTTAAAGACGAACACGCAACCATCTTAGAACGTACCATTGCAAACGCTATGCGTAAAAGTTTAGAGAAAGGAACGCTGTATTCTTTAGAAACTTTAATAAGCAGAGTGCATGGTGTACCTAGCCAAACGATTAACCAATTAATAACTGAGAAACCTATCTTTAACGGAATAGATATTAATGTTACAACGAACGACAGCCCAAGCCAAGATATCTAAACTCAATAAACGAGTAAGGGTAGTAAGGGGTGGAACTTCTGCAAGTAAAACATTTACTATCGTTCCTTTCTTAATTGACTATGCTGTTAAAAATCCACTTGCTGAAATATCAATAGTTGCTGAAACCATACCACATTTAAAGAGGGGTGCATTAAGGGACTTTCTTAAAATCATGGATATGATAGGAATGTATGAGCCGGAGAACTTTAATAAAAGTAGTTTGGTTTATACGTTTAGCAATGGTGCTTATATCGAATTCTTTAGTGCAGATGCAGAAAGTAAATTGAGGGGTGCAAGACGTGATGTGCTATTTGTAAATGAATGCAACAATATTACGTGGGAGGCTTACTATCAATTAGCAATTAGAACACGTAGGTTTATTTATTTAGATTATAATCCAGTTTCTGAATTTTGGGTTGATACCGAATTGATTAACGATAGTGATACGGACTTTGTTGTATTGACTTACAAAGATAATGAAGCATTGGATTTATCAATTATTAAAGAAATTGAGAAAGCAAAAGAGAAAGCCTTAACTTCAACTTACTGGGCTAATTGGTGGAGCGTTTATGGTTTGGGGAATATAGGTTCTTTGCAAGGTACAGTCTTTGAAAATTGGCAACAATGTGATAGCATACCAAACGAAGCTGAATTTATTGCCTATGGAATGGACTTTGGTTTTACGAATGATCCAAGTACATTAATTGCGGTTTATAGATACAACGGTGAACTTTACATAAATGAATTGATATACCAAACTAAATTAACCAATAGTGATTTAATAGGTAAATTAAAAGAGTTAGGTATAAAATCAAATGAAATGATAGTAGCAGATAGTGCCGAACCAAAATCAATAGAGGATTTAAGACGTGCGCAATTTAGAATTGAGGGTGCTAAGAAAGGACCAGACTCAATCCGTAATTCAATAGATACTTTACAAGCGTTTAAATTGAATGTAACGAAGTCTAGTATTAATTTGATAAAGGAACTAAGGAACTATAAATGGGTGACTGATAACGATGGCAAACACACCTCACAGCCTATTGATAATTATAACCATGCTATTGATGCAATTAGATACGTAGCTTTAAACCGTCTTAAAAAGTCAACATTCTTTATTCAATAAATGTAAAACTCAAATAAATTACTATATTATTAAGATGAAAATACCCAAACGATACGAAGATTTAACAGTTGAGCAATTTCAAAAATTAGAGGAATTGAAAGCAAATGATACTTTGGATAAGTTAGACATGGCTGTTTTAAGGCTATCAATCTTATCGGGTGAACATGTTGATTATATTGAATCATTAAGCCCTAAACAAGTTTACGACTATTTACTAGATGCTTTCTTTTTAACTAAACCAATTACTGATTTAGCTTGTCCCAATGAAATTAAACTAGGTGGCGTTAAGTTTAGATACATTAAAGATTTATACGATTATAATATTTGTCAAGAGAAAGATTGGAAAGAAATGGTAAGGGCAAACGAGGGAAACTATTTTAAAGTTCTACCTGAGTTAATGGCTATTTGTCATCAAGAATACGAAAACGGTAAATGGGTATATAACTCAAGTAACCATAATCGAAATGTTGAGTTATTTAAGAAATCAAAATTAAGCGAATCACTTGGGGCTGTTTTTTTTTATTCAAAATATTTAATGATTTACACAAAAGCTATTCAGGATTGTTTAGCGGAACAAGTCAAAGTAATAGAGCAAGCGAATCAAATGATGATGGACGACTTAGAGTTTCAGACTTTTTTGAAAGGTGGGGATGGGAATACAGCGTTGGTTTAGTTGTTAAAGATACTAACCTAAACGAGGACCAAATATTTGAATGGAGTGTAATAAGGTACTATAATAAGTTAGCGTACTTAAAGGATAAAGGTAAATTTGAAATAGCGTTAAATGGCTCTAGTAGATAAAATAAAGGATTTGTTAGATGAGTTTGGGAAAGCATTAAACGATGACACCCGTAGTTCTTTAAAAAAGGTTTTAGATGATAGAGCTGCTAAACATAATGGTAGAAAACGTACAAGTCGATTAGAGGCTAGCATTAAACCGACAATATCATTTAGTAATGACTCTATTAAGTTTACGCTAAACATGAATGATTATTGGGCGGTTGTTAACGACGGTAGAAGTCCAAA